TCTTCGTAAAATGGAGCGAGAGGCATATACTAAAGGTAATTTGATCTTTAGAGACTTTGAAGACCTAATTAAGACAGGAAAAATTAACATCGAGATTGACTTCTCGGATTCAGGAGAACCTAAAATGTCGTTAAAAGAGTGGAAAAACAATGAAATCAATACCAAGTTGATGAAAAAGTGGGGACTTCTTAAAGAAAGCCGGAATGAGGAGTATTTGGACTACGGCAAAGATCCTAGTGATCTCGGGTTCGCCGGAACCCACCGCGGGGAGTCTTGTGCTGATGTTCATCCCGAAGACACTGCCGCGGCCGGAGGGGATTCCACCAAGGGACATAGGGACTGGCAAAAACGAGGGGGCTTTGAGGAATGGAAGGCCGCGCAAAAACTCAAAGAGGGTGGCCCGGGCGATGAGCATTACCGGTTCGATGAGAAAGAGCGCGGTGATGAACTTGAAGAAGGTTGCGGCGATGTAGCTTATCGCGAGGAAGACGAACTCGAAGAGGGTTCCTGGTTCGGTGCCGGCAGGTTTCAACAGATGGCTGACGACGAGGATGATCCGACAGACGTTCCAACAGCAACTGCCCTAGAAAAGGCTCAAACACAGGCCGCCGGGGATTGGGGAAAAGAGGTTCGAGGTGGCAGACCTGTTCGGAAAGCAAAAGGCAGCGATGTCAGTGCGAGGGACCGGAGAGCTGGCTCGAAGCATCTAGGTACCCAGACCTGGGCAGAAAACAAGAAGATCTCTGTAAGAGAAGCAAAAGAAATGACTCGCCGTATTATCGAGCGAATTAAAAAGGAGAGCAAGTAAAATGGTAGCACCATGGGTAAAAAGGCGGCGTAAGGCCGCGGCAGAGGCTGCAGCCGCAGCCCAAACAACCAATACCAAAAAGGTTGTTAAAGTTGCAACTGTAGCCGCAACCGGCGGTACTGCAGGAACAACCGGGACCGCCCCAACCGACACTGTCATTGAGGCCCTCACGGAGGGTACTTCGACTACAGCCGGCGCGTCCGAGGGCGGCACAGGTACAACTGAGGCCGGCGATACCAAGAGTACAGCCACCACGAAGAAGTCAGCCACCACGAAGAAGTCAGCCACCACGAAGAAGTCAGCCACCAAGAAGACCAAGCGTACGACGAAAAGCACCAAATCCACTACCTCCTCAGGGACCTAAGTTATGGATTTCCGGCGCATGACGCGCGAGTTCCTACTCGGTGAGAGCAGGACCCCACCTAGTGTGGCTAGCTATATTCAATCCGTTTCAGAAGTTCTGCAGGCTATTACGCCCAGGACCAAAACTGATTCTCTAAGGATTGAGAGTGCTAAGGCGAGCCTCAGAGAAGTGCGCCGGCATACGCGCCGGCTGCAGGAGCGCGTCAGTGTTCTTGAAGAGCAAGTCCAGGTTCTAGAAGAATCCAAGGAGTAATTCAATGTTTGCGGTCGAACAATCGCTAGTAGTTGAAGCTAAGGCCAATACTCACCTAACCCACCTTGAAGAGTTGGTTCTCACTCAGGGCAAAGAAGGATATCAGCTCGCGCGCGACTTCTTATTAGAGCTGCTCGAAACTCTCAAAGGAAATACCGAATCCAAAGTCCAGACTTCCGTCAAATGGGATGGCGCGCCAGCGATATTTGCTGGCATCAACCCTGAAAATGAACGGTTCTTCGTTGGCACCAAATCAATCTTCAATAAAGAACCCAAGATAAATTACACCAAAGAAGACGTCGACAAGAACCACGGACATGCTCCAGGTCTCGTCGACAAATTGAAGAAAGCCTTAGACTACTTGCCTTCGCTGGGAATCAAGAAGATCCTGCAGGGCGACTTTATGTTTGATGATGAAATGCTGGAGGTTACGACTATTGATGGGGAGCCTCATTATCGTTTTAAACCCAACACAATTGTATATGCAGTCCCAGTTAATTCTAAGATAGGACAAGAGATAGGACAGTCTAAGTTTGGTATTGTCTTTCACACAACATATGATAGTTTAGATAGCGGCGCAAGTTATGGTGCCGATGTTAGCAGCCTAAATAGGCCTCCCGGTGTATGGTTTGATGACGCCTTCTTTACAGACGACACAGGCACCGTTACTCTCACTGAAAACGAAGAGGTTGCTGTGCGTTCTCTCATTAAGCAAGCAGATGCAGTCGATAATAAAATTAGCTATGCAGATCTGCCGGCAGATTTCTTAAACATTTACATTAACAGTGAAATTCGTGGCGGTCAATTCTTGGAAAACCCTAAAGAATCATATGAAGGGTTTGTAAATTGGTACGAGTCTCGTATCGAAAAAAGAATAGATAGCCTTAAAACCGAAAAAGGGAAAATGAGAGCTTTTGACCAAGGCCAAGAAAAGATCAAACAGTTTGAGACGAAAAAAGGGGACATTCTTAATCTCTTTAAAGTATCACGTTTACTGTTCGAAGCTAAGAACATATTCATCGCCAAATATAACAACGCTGTGTATAACACAAAACACTTTGTTGATGACGGCTCTGGTGACCTGAGGGTTACAAACCCCGAGGGCTATGTTGCTGTAGATCACGCAGGAAATGGTGTTAAATTCGTCGATCGCCTTGAGTTTAGTCGTGCCAACTTCGCGATGGACAAAGGGTTCAAGAAAGACGTCAACGAATCACAGATTCTTGAGGTTTTCTGGGGCGGTAGCGGGTACTCCGTAAAGATGTCGTTACGCGAATGGGCTGATAAGCTTCCTGATGCTGCCAATTCCAATGAGAATCTTTATAAGAAAATATCCGCTGGTATTCCTATCACCACTTTGGTTATGAACGGAGATAAGGTAAAGTCCTCTCTCGCAGAGGCTGTCAATTGGGGACTCTTAAATGAGGAGGCTGCCGAGACAATCCTTTATCTGCCCGGAGGGTTTAAGCCGCCACACAAAGGTCACTTCGCCTTAGTTCAAGATGCACTTGATAAAAATCCAGGAGCAAAGCTCATCATAATGAGCGGCGAAGGCATGCGCGATAACGTATCATTAGCTCAGAGTAAAAAAATATGGGATATTTATCTCAATGCAGTTGGAAAAGGCGATAAGATAGAAGTGCGACAGCTGAAGAAAGAACCTCAGTATGATGAGTACGGGGATCCTATGCAAAAACCAATGCGCGGTGCCGGAGTGAAGGAGCCTATTGGCGGTTGGCCGGAAGATATTGACCCAAGAAGAAGGTCGGTCCCCAAAGCAAAAATTGTCCGGGGCGACGATGGTGAACCAGTTATGCTGGATATATCCACAGAAAGTCCTATCAACTCAATTGCCAATGCTATAAGATTCACAGATAAACCGAAGAGCGCCAAAATTGTAGCTTCTGCGGCAGATCCAAACAATGCAAACGACATCTCAAGTTATTTGAACAGGCTTGGTTTGGATGTTGAAACAGAAATAGTCCCAGTTCGTGTAAAAAGTGACGCTGATGGTAAAATGAGTGCCACACAGATGCGTCGATCTGTTAAACAGGGAATCGAAGCCTTCACTCAATTTTTGCCAGATGAGCTAGATGATCAGGAAGCACTAGAAGTTTTTGCAATACTCGGCGGGGGCTTAGAAGAAATGTCGGGCATGGCTGGTGGAGCGGTCGCACTTGGTGTGGGTCGGGGACGCTCAGAGGACGACGACGATAAAAATGAACAGCTAGTTAACGAAGTAGCGAACTATTTACTAGGAATATCGGTGGGCTAAAGATGATTGATCGTAAAGAATTTGCTGAAGAACTAATGCTCAGAGAGCAGGTTCGAAAAGCTATTACTATTGTTATTAAGAAACGAGATAGTGCTGTACTCGTTGAGGAGTCCCAAATACGGGATCTTCGATCTTTGATCAACGAGTTGATTTCGGAGGCCCAAGCAGCTGTCTCCGCCTCCGCGAAGCATGATAGCACCGGAATTAATGTACTAGAAGATCTGCTGAAGAATACTAACCTTCTGTCTGTTTTGGAAAAGGGATACAAATCTCTTACAACCGCTAAAGAACAAAGAGAATCGTACCGCAACCATATTTTGGTTGCCGTCGAGAAGGCACTCGCGCCGGAAGAAAACCGCAAAGAAGCCGGTGAAGATGTTGAGGTAGCCAATTTAGAAGAAGATATTGACATATCCATTGACAAGCCCGAGGATGATCCGGACTTTATTGACGTTGAAGAGGAAGAAGAGGTCGAAGAACCGGAACCAGACGAAAGAGAAGAATTTGGTATCAACGGTGTAGACAAGACAGGCCGTAACAAAGCATACACTGACTTCCAGTCTATATCAAAAGTTATCCTGGATGCATTCGATGATCTAGATAATCCTGAAGATCTCCAGATGTTCGAAGAATACCTCATTAAAAATCTAGCTCTGTATTTTGATAAGTTCGAAGCTGAGTTGGACGTTAGTGCGGAAGCGCCGGCAGCTGCTGAGGAAGCAGAGGCTGATGAGGAGGTTGAGGCCACCGCAGAGCTAGACGACGAAGAAGAAGCTGAGCCGGCTAATATCGAACTCCAAGAGTTAATCCAACACCTTAACCTCGACGATATAATTAAAAATTTATTGTAAATGATTGAACCAAAGCAAAGCGCTTCTGGTTTTTGTAACAATCTTTCCCTCTCAAGAAAACTTCGACGAGAAGGAAAATCTAACGAAGCATTTGAAGTAATGCTCTCTACATTAACCCT